CGCACAGTGGATCCTAGGCATTTTATGTCAACAAGTTTTCCATTGAGCATTTTCTGTACCCAGTCCTCTTTCTCAGTCATGTCTCAGTCCAAAGAAGTGAAGTCATTTCTCTGGACACAGGCACTGAGGAGGGAACTTAGTCCTTTCTGTAGTAGTGTCAAGTTGTCCATCATTAAGGACGCTCAAGCCCTCCTCCACGGGCTTGACTTTTCTGAAGTTTCCAATGTCCAGAGAATGATGCGTAAAGACACAAGGAACGATGCTGATCTAAAGAGACTCAGAGACCTCAATCAGGCTGTGTTCAACATAGTTGAAATGAGGTCAGTGCAACAAAGGAATGTGCTAAAGGTGGGAAAACTCTCATCAGATGACTTGCTGATCCTTGCTGCAGACTTGGAGAAGCTCAAGTCCAAGATCATCAGGACTGAACGACCTCAATCAACGGGTGTGTACATGGGGAATCTCACATCACAACAGCTTGAACAGAGAAAGCGTTTACTCAATCTGGTAGGCATGAGTGGAAGAACAAACAATCTGAGACCGGGAGGCGATGGGATTGTGAGAGTGTGGGATGTCAAAGATTCAAGCCTGCTTAACAACCAATTTGGAACGATGCCAAGTCTTACCTTAGCATGCATGAGCAAACAAGGCCAACATGATCTGAATGATGTGGTGCAGGCTTTGACTGACCTTGGGTTGATCTACACAGCTAAGTACCCGAACGCATCTGACTTGATTAAACTCACGCAGGAGCATCCTTCCTTGAGCATCATTGATCCGGAGAAGTCATCACTGAACATATCCGGATACAATTTCAGTTTGGGTGCTGCTGTTAAGGCTGGGGCATGCATGCTGGAAGGAGGGAACATGCTGGAAACTATAAAGGTTACCCCCAAAAATCTGGAGGACATACTGACGTCAATGCTCAAAGCTAAGAAAGGCATGGGCATGTTTGTGTCTGATACTCCTGGAGACAGAAATCCTTATGAAAACATTCTGTACAAGGTTTGTCTGTCTGGAGATAGTTGGCCTTACATATCTTGTAGAACAAATCTTCAAGGGAGAGCTTGGGACAACACTGTGGTTGACCTTGACACTGGGTCCCCGTCTACAAGTCCCAACGCAACTCCATCAAAAAACAGGGTGACTGCCGTTAACACCACTGGCCTCAGCTTCTCACAGATCATGTGTCTTAAAGATCTGATGGAATCAGTGGATCCCAATGCTAAGACTTGGATTGACATTGAAGGGCGTCCAGAGGACCCAGTGGAAGTGGCCATCTATCAACCAACAACCGGGAATTACATACACTTTTATCGGGAGCCTACAGACCTTCGACAATTCAAACAAGATGCTAAATATTCACATGGGATGGACATCAAAGATTTGTTCAATGTTCAGCCAGGGCTCACATCTGCAGTTCTTGAAGTTTTGCCTGCCAACATGGTCCTAACATGCCAAGGATCAGAAGACATCAGGAAGCTCCTTGATTCACAGGGAAGGCGAGACATCAAACTGATAGATGTTGCTATGACGAAGTCTGATGCAAGGAGGTATGAAAATGAAGTTTGGGATCAGTACAAGTCAAGATGCAAGATGCACACAGGGATTGTGTTTGAGCGAAAGAAGAAAGGCAAGGAGGAAATCACACCTCATTGTGCATTGTTTGATTGCATCATGTACGAAGCAGCAGTGAGTGGAGGGTTCCAAGGTCAAACTATCAGACCAATTCTCCCCATAGATCTCATCTTCAGAAAAGTTGCAGACAAGGTTGTGCTGTAAAGCACACCCCCGTGACCCACCGCCAAAAGGCGGTGGTCACGGGGGCCTCCATCAGGAGAGTCTGTTCAGAGGCTCATCTCTTCCATTTTGTTGGGAGGCCTGGTTGCTTGTAAGCACCACAACTACAAATGGCCATCGAGTTCAATCTATGAGGCTTGGGGCAGGGTCGACCTGTGATGTGCCGGTGGGTTGGAATTTTGATCAAGTGCAAAAATACACTTATGAGATAGAAGCTCGTGGAGAAAACAAACAGATCAACCAATCCCAAAGGTGTTGTGCTTTGCCTTTGGATGTATTCCCTTCTCAACATTTCAGTTATCATGTTGTCTGCCTCTTGCTCAATCTCATTGCTGAATTCTGTTTCGTTCAAATAGGTTCCATTTTTAATCATCCAGCATTTTGGCAGAGAAGTTTTCCCATTTCTCGTGTCATTCAGATACCAAAACCTTGAATAGTTGCAATACGGTATTCCCATCAGGTCCCTCAAGTGATTCTTTATAAATAGTTGGTCATTTATGAGCGCATTAACAGCCTTAGTAATCAAATTCAAAGAATTTTGCGCTTCCATCTTGAATTTGTTCACCGCTTGCTTGTTGAAATCAATGAGCCTCAACATATCACAGAATTCCTCATCATGATTCAAGTTGCACTTCGCAACAGCTGTGTTCCCGAAACACTTTAAGTCTGCAGCAAGGATCATCCACCTAGTCAAACAGTATCCACCAGGTGTTTCAGCTCCTGAGCTATCAGACAGCGTCCAAGTGAAAGTGCCAAGTAGTCTTCTTGAGGTATAGATGTTTTTAATTTTCTGAGACAGCAAGGTCATGAATCCGATTGGTGTAGGCCTTGATAGTTCACAATGGTGTTCCCAGGTTATATTTTGAATCACAAGGTATTTGTATGAAGTCTTATAGCAAGGAATCAGTTTGCCATTGTCAGGTATAGTATACACGTGAGAAATGTTTCTGCCCCACTGCAATCGGTAGAATGTGTCAAGCACCCCATTTGCGAGGGTGCCACAGTGATTGGCTGCATCTGTCACTGATCCATGAGTTAGGTTGTACTGCACTGTGATATTGCCACCGTTGAAATCACAACTCATGGCTTCATACTGATTAAAGTTTGGAATAGAAAGGTGAAACGTTGTGATAATTGTCATGAGAGAGTGATCATAGAGGTTCTGTTTGTGGGCATCACTCAGATTGCAGAACTTGTGGTTCAACACAGGGGTGTTCGTTAATGTTAGTTCAAGCCCTGTTTCATTCTTGAGGTAAATGTAATGGTGTGAATTGTTTTTGCTGCATGACAGTGGCATGGTCAAGTTGAGATGAGAATAATCCAGATCTACATGGGAAAAGTTGTAATTATCCTTGTAGATGGTTGAGCATGACCTCCCACACAGAAACAAAAAGGCAATTAGACCAATAATCCCACAAGTGGCAATGTTGTATACCCCCTTCAGAATGGCTAGCAAGGACAGCGTGATGAGAACTATGTTCATCACCTCTTCCACTATGTGGGGCACCTCCTGAAAGAAGGTCACAATTTGGCCCATTCTTAGAAGCTGAAGGCAATCAATGCCGACGTTTGCACAAGGACTCTGGTTAAAGTTCCAAGAAAAAGCAGCG